TCAATTTTTTTCCGTAGTTTTTTACATAACCATTATTCAATATTAATTAATATATATTACTTACTTAAAATAAATTACAATTAATACTACTAATATAAATATTAAATACTGGTAAAACTAGCGGTACTATTTTATATGTAATATAATTATTTTTTCTTTATATTAATGTTCCACGTGGAGAATTATAGATATTTATCCCATCTATTTTTAATATCATTTTCACAAATTTCTTTCAATAATAATAATGACAGGTTATTTGGGCTTTTTATTAATCTTTTTTCTATTACTTTTAATGAGAAATGCGTACTACCACTTTTTAATCTGTTATCATTATTTAGCATTGGTATTATATTCATATAATTAAAACAAATATTTATATCCTCTTGAATATCAAAATTAAAGAAATGCCCTGGTACTATATGATCTAATTGCCAAATTAGACCATAATTTTCGCTACTCATTTCGCCAACAAAATGATCCTCAACCCATATTTTAAAGTCATCTTTATTAATTCCAATTATTTTACTTAATTGTTTACACGGAAGCTTACTACTATAATATCTATTTAGTTGTTGTTGTAATTGTTTCTTATTTGACATACTTATTATTTTGTGCAATATAGCACATTTTTTAATTTTATTAAAAAAAAGGAGGTCATTCGACCTCCCTTCTTATTTTTATATCTCCTTTTAGATTAGATATTTTCGAATGATGCTCCTGTTGGAGTAATAATGAACTCTACATCGATAAATTCAAGAGAACGAGTTGGTTTAATATAAATCTTACCTCTCATAGTGTTTGCATCGATATCCTCAGGATCGTTAGATACTGTTACACGGAAATCGTATAAACCTCTTTCTTTCTTAATACCATCTAAGATAGGATTAACCAATCTCAAGAATTCATTTCTAACCTGATCATCGTTTTGTTCAAACAATAATCTTACAGAAACTGCAGAAATTAACTTTCTTGCTCTTAATAACAATCTTCTTACGTTAATTCTATCTAATGCAGATTCTCTAACTTGTAAAGTTTTGTTACCCCAAATAATAGTACCGGTGTCTGAGAATGTGGCAATTGGGTTAATTCTATTTTTATATAATACATCTCTATCGTCAAGCGTAAGCTTTTTGGTTGCTTTAACAGCGTTAACCAAACCTCTTGAGTAACCCGCCACTGCGAACCAAGGATAAGAAACATTATCTGTTAATGCGATGTTCTTAGCAACCTCACCTGTTGGTGGGATATAAAGATTGGTTGCATTATCAGTATCTCTTACTTGAATCCAAGGCCAATATGTTGCTGAATAGTTAGAATCAATAGATGCAGTATCTAACGCTGCCACAATTTCATCAGTTGCAGTTGCACCTGTAATATTAGGTGAGTTCATAATATACAATGAATCTGCTCTTTCGTTTTCAACCATATCAATAGCTTGGTTTACCAATGAACTATGATCTTGGAAGTTGATACCAGGAGTAGCAAATACGTTAATATCTACTGCTTCAGGATTTGCGTATGTTTCAATACCTTGTAAATAAGCGTAGTAATCCGAATTCGCATAATCAGCTAGTGCACTAAACACACCACCATTTGATGTATGTCCTGATTTGTAAATGTTTTTACCGAAGATATAAGCGTCTGTATTAGTTCTTGTTCTTCTGTAAATATCCCAACCATCTCTACCACCATAAACTGCGAATGTAAACTTACGGAAATTAATGTTTGTCAATTTGTTAGTATCTTCATCGGATTGACCTTCTAGGTCATAAGGTGTTGTGTAATATGCAAAACCTGTGGTGTTAGTATAACCACCCACACCAAATACATCTTCAAGGGTTTGACCTAACATATTTGTTGTAACGTTAGTTGCGCCTGTGATTGTTGCTGCATTTTTAGATAAATGGAAACCAGTTGTTTCAGTATTACCAGATGCACCCTTATACTTTAATAGGTCATAATCAAATCCAACTGTGCTCGATAAACCTAACATTACCTTTCTTACCTTATCACCAGCTTCAATATTTGGTGCACCTGAAGCATCGTATGTTTCAACATCACCCGCATCAAAGTATTTAGTTTTAAAGGTAACACTACCTAAAGTATCATTGTCCGCGCCAAAGTTTTCATTGTTAGCAAATCCTTTAAAACCTGCTGGAACTGCATCAACTGGGGCGTCTAATGCCATAATTAACATAATTCTTTTTGATACTAACGGATATTCACCATCAGAAGTACCAACTTTTCTTGCCACATAACCTGGCATATCAGGATTCATTGAACATCTTGTGTATTTTTCAAGAGCAACTTGATTGTCGTCTGTGTCGTTAAAATCACGAACAACTAAATCAAATTCCATTGTTTCTAAATTGATATTTTGAATATTAATTTTAACTTGGTAGTTTGCAGCTTCACCATCAGAAATTGTTTGAACTTGGAATAAGTCAGCAACTCTACCGCCACGTACTTCCGAAACAACCATTGGAGATATTGTGGTATCCCATTGTCCCAAGAAATTTTCACCTTCCAATTCATATGAAGGATCTAATTGAATACCTCTTATTAAACCTCTTTCATAAGCCGATTTTAAGTAATTAGAATAAACTTCATGAACATAAACAGGATAATCTCCGTTGTCTTTATCAAAAACATCAGTTCCTAATACTTTACTGATATATTTTGTTGATGATTTATCAAAACTGCATGTAAATTCTTTTGCTCCTTCGGTAAGTCCGGTAACTTTAATATTAAATTCACCTAATGGGTTTGTATCAATAGTCTGACCGGTAATTGCAGATAATGTAAAACTTGTATTACCCGTTACTTCATGAACTAATGTTTGACCGCTATATACACCTCTTGATCTAAGTGCTGCAACTACCACATTATGATAATCAGACGCTAATCTAGCATCCCATTCATATCTAAATATTGTCCATTTATTTGATGAGTTATCAAATTGAAATAAATAAGAATAGACACCTGAAACATCATCACCAGATGGTGGGGTTACAAAACCGTTTGCATCATAATGCATAGCATTCCACCATTCTTTAGTATTATTATTATCGTCGTATAATTTTTCAGTTAATAGAGATACCAATTCAGTACCATTACCCGTTTCTCCTGTTGGAAGCGCACCTAAAACAAAAAACTCGTTAGTTGATGTATTTGTTAAACCAGTATATCCCCCATACTTACTTTTTAATAAACTAACAATATCGGTTCCATTATAAGATGTAACACCAGATAAATGTTTGATAATATTTGTTAATAGAGTACTACCGCCAACTTCTGTTGTTGTAATACCTGTGGTAGTTATTGTAATCTCACCCACATCAGTACTTCCAACATATTCTTGTAATATAACACCTCCGCTAGTTTTAATACCGAAAGTCTTATATGGTTTATAACCTGAAAGACCTAATACTCTTGTTACGAATAATTGATTTGATTCTTGTAAATATGATTTTGCAACATACCCTAATTCATACTTTGGATTACCATTACCATCTTTTTCAGGTGATGTTGTACCAAAATACAATTTAAAATCGTCAAAATCTGAAATTAAAATTGGTTCGAAAGCTGGACCTTTTAAGGTTTCACCCACTAAACCTAATGTCGTAACACCTACACTCTGTGCTACAAATGTTAAATCGAGCTCAGATGTGTAAACACCCGGTGACACGAATACTCTGTTATTACTTGCCATTGATTTTTGTTTGGTTAAATTATTTTATTACTTATCTAATAAATATCTTTGTTTTTATCAAAGATTTCCATACTTTTCTTAAAAAGATAGTTATTTATCTTTTTATATCTTTTATATGGAAAATACTCAAAAAAACGTCAAAATAAGCGAGAAACATCACCAAATGTTGAAAGTACACTGTGATAAAAATGGACTGAAAATGTATAAAGTCCTAGAAAAATTTATCGAAGAATATTGTAAACCTAAAAAGAAAGACATCTACGGAGACGATTAGTATAGATAGACAAAGTCAATTCTTGAACCATTAACGGGTGCGCCGGTAAGCGT